GCTCCTACAAATAGTGTTTTTTATATTAATGGTATAGATGGAATAGGTGGAGGAAGCACTAATTATGTTGCGTACTGCTGGCATTCAGTTCCTGGTTATAGCTCTTTTGGAACCTATACTGGTTCAGGTCAACAAGATGGTAGATATATTGATTTAGGTTTTCGTCCTAAATTAGTAGTCTGTAAAAAAATTAATGAAGCTTCTACAACTTATGGTTGGGCAAATTTTAATACAACACATCAAACATCTAATAAAGCTACTTTTTCTGGTGGTTGGTTTGATACTGGTACAGCTTGGTCTGGAAACTATGATATACAAATATTAGGTAGTGGTTTTAAACATAGAAATAACAATACTAATTTAGATGCAAGTGGTAAAACATATTTATATATGGCTTGGGCAGATGTCCCGGCAAAGTACAATAACGGATTTTAAAAGGAGGTGAAAGTAAAATGTGGGCTTTAGTAAACAGTAAAAATGAAGTAACAGAAGTAATTAAAGTTGCTAGGAGTATTACAGTAGATGATGTAATCCACCCTAAAACTATTTTTGGTGCTTGGAGTTGGGCAGAACTTAATAAAATAGGTGTATATGAAGTAGAAGATAACGGAACAAAAGGCAATAATATGTTTCAAATAACATCTGAACCTACTTATACATTTAGTGCTAGCAATAAAAAAGTAACTACAAAATATACAATAACAGATAAACCACTAGATGATAGTGATGCTAAATCAGAAGATGGTAAAGATATTACAAATTCAGAAGTTCTTTAAAAACTATGAATAGAATGAATAGGTGGACAAGTGATAGCACAGTTAAAGAATATATTAGGTAAAATAAAAAGTTTATTTAAGAAGAAAAAGAAAAGAGGAAGACCTAGAAAGGATAGCTAATGGCAACAAATTCAGAAGCAAAACAAGCATCTGTAAGAGGAGTTACATCTACTACTGCTACATTTAATGAAGATTGGTTAGCTTTATTTAATGCAAGAAGTATTGGTGCTGGAAGTTATAATGAAAGATTGCTAGCATACATAAATAATAAATTAAGTACATCATATACAGATATTAATTTAGCATTACAAGCTTTAGCAGAGAACCAAAGTGCAAATAACTTTTCAAGTATGGGGACATTTACACCATGAGCCAACAATCATTAAGACAACAAAGTTGCAGAGATGCTAGCGATACTAACGGTGCTTATAATGAAGATTGGATAAAAACTTTTGAAGAAGCTGGTATAACTACAGGTACATTTTCTGAAAGAATGTTAGCTTATACAAATGCACAAGGTTCTGCTTGGGACAATGCACAATGGGATGTATCAGGTTGGGGCAAAGGTAGTTTTACTAATGTAAATGAAGCTATGGCACAATTAGGTAAACAAAATGGCACTACAGTTCCCGGTTCGTTATGGAGTAGTATGGGAACATTTAGTGCAGATTAGGAGATATTATGGCTTTACAATTTATTACACCAATAGCAAATTTGGCAGGTACTTGGTTAAAAGGTAGACAAAAAAAAGCTGAAGAAAAACAAAAGTTAGAAGTAGCTAAAATACAAGCACAAGTTAAAAGAGTACAAAGTGATGCTAACTGGGAAGAAAAAGCAATGGACGCATCAGCATCATCGTGGAAAGACGAATTATGGACTTTGCTTTTTTGTGGCTTGATTATTGCGTGCTTCATTCCTGCGGCACAACCATATTTATCTGATGGTTTTAAATTTTTAAGAGAGGATTGTCCTGATTGGTTAAGCTGGGGTATTCTTGCAAGTATTGGTGCAAGTTTCGGTTTAAAATCAATAGGACAATTTAAAAAATAATGAACAGAGAAAAATTATTGGATATGATAACTCTACACGAGGGTTTAGAGCTAAAACCATATAAATGTACCTCTAATAAGCTAACTATAGGTATAGGAAGAAATATAGAGGATATAGGCATAACTGAAGAAGAAGCTAGGTACTTATTACAAAATGATTTAGATAGAATACTCAAAGAAGTAGAGCATTGGGCATTTTTAGAAAAATTAGATGAAGTAAGACAAGCTGTTATTTTAGATATGGTTTTTAATATGGGTATTAGTACATTTAATGCTAATACTTGGGTAAAAACATTTGCTGCAATACAAGATGAAGATTGGGAAAAAGCTGCAAATGAAATGTTAGATTCTAAATGGGCAAAACAAGTAGGACAAAGAGCCATTCGTTTATCACAAATGATGAGAAAAGGCGAGTGGTATGAATCTTGACCCTATGATGATGTGGAACATTATTATAACTGTGGTTTTAGGACCATTTGCGTGGGCATTTTCTAAAATGTTTTCAGAAGTAAAAAGATTACAAATACTTCTAAACAAAACAAGAGAAGATTTAGCAAAAGATTATGCCACAAAATCCGAGCTTCACAATGAAACTAGAGAAATCAAGGAATTAGTGTTAAGAATTGAAAACAAACTTGATAGGTTCATTGAGAAGCAAAATGGTTGAACCAGTTACAATCCTCACAGGAATTGCTCTAGTTAAGAAAAGTGTAGATTTCGTAAAACAACAAATAGAAACTTGTAACGATATTGGTGATATTATTGGTCATATAGATAAAGCTATGACTGGTGAGCAACAAGTTATAAAAGCAAGAGATAAATCAGGTGCAGACCCATTTGCAGTAGGTACTGTAGCTCAAGAAATTATTGATGCAAAACTAGCAAGGGAACAATTAAATGATTTACGAAATCTTGTTAATTATAGGTTTGGTCCGGGAACTTGGGAATTTATATTACAAGAAAGAAAAAAAAGAATAGATGCACAAAAACAAGCTATTAAAGAAGCTAAGGCTGCAAAATTAAGGAAACAACAAGAAATAGCAGAATATATAAAATATGGTTTTATAACAGTAGCAGTTATATTGTTTATAAGTGTAGCTATAGGTATCACTATAAAGTTTTTTGTATCGGCAACTAACAAAGTGTATGCACATAATGTTGAACAAGATGATGGTAGTTGTAAGCTTTACGATTATAAATATTTTTTAATTTGTATGAATGAAGGCAGAGGTTATGCTGATACAGAATTATATTTAGATTATCAAAGAAAAAAAGATAATTGGATAATAGAAAAAGATTGATTCTTTTAAAAACATTACTACTATAATAAAGCGAACTAGATTTATAAACAAAAACAAGTGTTAATAATATGGGGATATGTTACTATATGTTGAGTTTGGCTTCTAGTTCGTTATTCATATCCATCATTTAAAATTTTTCTAGCTTTTTGCACACTACTAAACTTGTCTACATTACTGTAAACTTTAGCTTTTTTATGCCATCTACCTCTAGCACCAGCCTTACCTGCTTTGCTTTTCTTTTCTACTAAATCTTGTATTTTAGCTTTAATTTGCTTAATTCTTTTTTGTGTTACTTTTTCTCCATTATCTATTAACAAAGGAAAGACATTAGCCATTAGCTTTTCATATTTCTTATTATCTCTTATCCCTAAAATGTTAGGTATATGCCTTTTAAATAAGCTACAATCATCTTGTAGATACATTGTGGCTATAATAGTTATGTAAGCACCTTTTTCCTCTAAAGTTAATACAGAGGTATCTGCTAGCCAATCTGCTGGATAAAATGGAAAGTAAAATAATTTCTCTTTCATACTTCCTCCATAATTTTAGTATAAGATAAATTATAAGTGTCTTTTATTTTTTTTATAAGCTTAACACTTAAACTTCTCTTGCCTTGAAATAACAAAGTTACCATAGCTTCAGATATATCTAAATCTCTAGCTATCTGTGATTTTGATATTTTCTTTTTTTGCATTATTGTATCTAATATCATTTTTTTCCTTTCTTAATTAATTTTTCGTAACATTCTTCGCAGTAAAATTTAAACTTGTGGTAATGTGCTGCAACATTATCACAAAAACTACATAGCTTATGATGTATAAGTTTTTTCCAATGATTACTTGTACTATCTTTTTGTATTATTTTCTTTTTAGCCACTTTTCTTCTCTCTTATTTCTTTTGCTCTAACATAATCATCTTGTTCTTCTGGTGTACGCAAGGTAAATCCTTCTTTTAGTAAATCAAATAATTTACTTTCTACATCAAATTTACTTGGTCTTGTCTTAAACTCCATTTTATAATTTATAATATATTTACTCATAACTTTTATTTAACCCCTCAAAACAACCAGTATCAAGATTCATATATACATCTAATATTCTAGGATAACCAAGTTCCTCATATCTAGTTTTGCAAACTGTAAACATAGCTTCTGTATTTCTTGAACCATCTTCGTTTTCAAATTTATCTCTCCATAAACTAAATATATGGTCTGGTTTATTATTCCAATGGGCACTACCAGCAATAGAATAAGCACTAGGTGGTGCATTGGACATCTTAGCATCTGGTTTACTTGGGTGAGCAAGTATCATTATATGTATATCTAAATGTTTAGCTAAAGATGTAAGATAATCTAAGCTACGACCTATCCATTGTGTCTCACTACCTTTAACAAAATCTGGCATATCCAATTTATTCCAAGGGTCAAGTATAAAAGCTGATATACCAAATCTTGCTTTCATATCGGATATTTTATCACACACCCAGTCAAAGTTAGGACTGTTATTAGGGTGATTAAGAAATACAAATTGTTTACGAATAAAATCATCAGCTTCTTGTTTTTCTTCATCTGTCATTCTCCATTCTAATTTAGTATGATAAAATGTTCTAATATTTCTACGAACATAAGGTTTTACTCTAGTTTCTCCACTAAACATACCAATAGTACAATTATATTGTTTAGCTATGTTTGTCCAAAGTTGTATAGCAAATGATGTTTTGCCATGACCTGGAAATCCAGTAAATACAGATACCATACCAGCACCTAGCATAAACTTATCGTCCCAAGCCTTTATATTAGGATTAAATAATTTTACTTTAGGTGGGTCTGGTATGTCATCTAATCCGTAAACACCTTCTATAGGAAATTCTATAAGACCTTCATTTATTTGCCATCTTAAATCATCTTTACCCCACATAATTAAAGCTTCGTTAGTATCTTTAATACCATCTGGAAAGTTAAAATATTTACATTTGCTATGAGTTAGTATGCTAGCTAAATCTTGCCTTAGTGCTAATCCACTTTCGTCATTATCTGTTAATAATACAAAACTTCTAACATTCTGTAATCCTTGCTCTAAAGCATCTAATACATATTTATACTTTCTTTGTATGTGTGGTTCTTCTGTGGGTTTTGCTACAGCACCTGTTGGTACACTTAAAATACAATCCAAATCAAAACCAGCTTCATATAAAGCTAAAGCATCAAATTCACCTTCAACAATATAAATTGTATTGTTAGCTAAATTGTTAGATTTTAAAACATTATCTAAATTATAAAACCTTTGCTCTCCACCTTTTTGTTGTTTAAAAAGTTTTTCGTGTATTGCTCTTGCTTTATAATTTACCCTATTACCTTCTAAATCATAATAACCAAAAACAATACTTTCGTGCTTTTCATTACCAAACTGTGCCAGTCCACTTTCTATTTTTAAATCCGTAAGAGTTTTCTTGCTTATCTTTCTTTTCTCTGCGAACTGTATTATGTTTTGTGAAATTTCTTTCATAGAACTCACCTCCTTTTGTATTACAATGATGGCAATAAAAAACTACACCATCAGTTTTAATGGTTACACTTAAACTTTTGTCTTTTTTATTTCTTCTAGTATGACTACACTCTGGACATTTATATTTACCAGAGTAAGTCAAAGACAAAAGCCAATCTCTAGTTATCATTTATTTTCTCTGTTAAATGATACTCAGCAAAATGATTCTTCTTAACTCCATTATTTTTCATTTTAGTTTCTATATCATATCCTTCTTTTCTTAATGTATGAATAATAGCACCTAACCTGAAACTGCCATATAAATTAAGTGCTTCTAGTGGATTTATTTTTTTGTTTTCTTCCAAATGTTTTAGCACTAATTCTTTTTGCGTTAGCTTTTTTTCTTCTGTCATTATCTTCCTCCTTGTTATATGGGCTAGCATTCCAAACTTTTTGTACTGTAAGAATACCAAACCTTGAATTAAAAACTTCTTGTTGAAAAAAATTGTATTCGTTACCGAGCATATGTAATTCTCTATGATGTTTTTCACATAAAGGAATTACATCTTTATCTCCAGCTCGTAATCCCATACCTCTAGCTGAATAGAAAGGTTTTAATAAATGATGAGCTTGTATTATATTATACTCACCACACTTAGATGGGTTTGTTGGTGCTATACCAGCCATTTCTAAATTTTTAAAATGTGTTTTGATACAGCACTCTAAACTAGCTACCCATTCCAAGTGTTTTCTATTGGTATACCTTTTTGGCATTAATAGCTATTTCCTTCATCTAATGCTTTGTGCGTAGCTACTACACCATTAAAATAATTATCTAAAATAAATTTTAATTTTTGTGTAGGTGTCCAATCTGATTGTCTGTTAACGCAACTTTGCAGCACTATAAGATAATCTTTGGGTGTCATTGTTGGCCTTACATCTTCTCCACCTTCATAAACTTTATTTATTACTTTTGCTTGTGGAAATGCTTGTTTAATCTCTGGTGGCATATCTGCGTTTACATCTTTAATAGGTTCAAACTTATTAATCCACTTATTACCAAACTTGTCTGGTGAAAAGTCTACTTCTATGTTATCGCCTTCTTGTACTTGTGCTATACCACTTTTTGCATTTGCAAAATATTTAATACCAGAAGTTGTTGTAATTCTATAAGACTTTCTACCATTTGGATTTTCTTCCGTTGGTTGAGTGGGTGCTTCTAGCTTACTAACTGTTATCTGCATTATATTCTCCTTATTGGGTGGCATTGTATAAAAGGGTAAGAAGCTAACCAAAACCCCAACAATGCCATAATTAATAAAGCTTCTTTTAACATTATTTCTTACTCTTTAAGAAATTATGTATCTGCAAATAGTTTTTCCATATTTGCAAATCCTCTACATAGCTATCTATATCATAAAGGTGTTCTCTTATTTCCTTAGTTTCTTTATCTATAGCCACGATTAATCTATTAAATGGTTCTCTGCCTAGTTCATTACAAAGTGCATACATATAGCCACATAATTGTATTCGCCATAATTTGCCACTTGATTTCTTAGTTACTGTTTTCCAATCTACTAAACATTCACCATATTTCTTATGCTCTATCCAACAATCAAACTTTCCAGCATAAGGCAATACACTATTGTCATATACCAAATATTCAACTGCGTGTACTTTTCTAATATTAGAATTTAAATATTCATACATTGGATATTGCATAAGTCTTATCTCATTATCTTGTTTGCTATGACCTTTATGATATCCAGTTTCTGCCATATTACCTCTAAGATAGCTTTCTATAAAATTATGTATAATAGTCCCTATCATAGCTTGGTTTGTCCATTTTTTTTCTGCTAGCTTTTTAATATCAAATAGCTTTTCTTGTAAGTCGGTAAGGTCATTTACTCTTAACAAACCAGAATTAGGTAATTCTTCTACCAATGTTTCTAAATAGTTTTTGCGACCAGCCATAGCACCAATGCCAAAGCCATCATCTCCTTTTATTATACCACTGACACTTGATGGTGATATTTTTTTACCATCGTCATTAACATAATATCTGTGGTTGCCTTCACTAAATTTAATCTCAATATTTTTAAACTTTCTAATCTCCATTTTTTTTGCCTTTCTTTTTAAAATAGCTAAGTGTAACAATAGGTAATAATTTTTGTTTTTTCTTATCTACTTTAACTGCTATTGCTCTTGTCAACATATTTACTTTACCTACTTTCTTAGTTTCAAATTTAATAATTTTTTTACTCATTACAATCTCACAAAGTTAATAAATAAAGGTAGCAGTATAAAAGTACCAATGACCCATATACTGCTGCAAAAATAAATTTCATTTTAAATCTTTAAATGAATTGATAGCTACTGACGGAGATAATATTTCTTCTATACTTTCTGTTCCATTTCTAAAAGTAACCAATTTATATAACCATAAATCCATATCAAAATATAACTTAGCAAAACCACCTTCTATGTGTTTCATATCCATTTCTGGTGATAGCTTACCTGTAATTCCTGTTACTTTATTATTTTGCATTTTTATTCTCCTTTTCTAAATCTGCTTGTTGATTCCAATATCTATCTTCCTCCTCCATAACATTTATAAGATAAGATAATATATTTTGCATCGAATCATTAGCTTGATTATTAATTCTTAATAAGTCAATTCTCTTTTCTATTGGATAAGGTTTATCATCATTAATAATATCGTTTCGTTGTTTAGCTATAGCAACATAATCTTTTAATTGGTCTATAACTTTTAATAATTCTGGTGTTGTTAAACTCATTTTTTTACTCCTATTAAATGGTGATGACCATTTCTTATATCATCTTCATATTCTTCTTTACGAATTTCTTCTTCTTCTTTTTCCATTTCTTCTAATGTTGCAACCATTTCTTTTCCCTTTGTAATAAGTTTTCTTAACTCTTTTAAAGGCACATATTTGTATGCTAACTCAATTATGTCATCGTGAATTTCACCCATATCAAATTTGGTTTCACTCAAACCACATTCTTTAGTAGCAACATTTATTAACTCATCTCTTACTTTTTTTCTAATCTTACTTTTCATATTAAAACTCCTCACAAGTTGTTAAATCTAATTTTGCTTTTAACTGCTTTGGTATTCTTAAAAAGAAACATTCGTCATCTTCAAAAAAATGACCTTTGTTTTTTTCAGCAACTTGCTCTAAAAATTCAAAAAGTTTTAATTTGTTTTTAGGTCTGCCGTCTTTTTTTAATGTAAATAAATCGTGTAATACAAAAGTAACAGAACCATCTTTTTCAGATATAATATCACAGTCCTCTATAAACTTTTGTAATCTATTAATATTTGTTTTTGTCATTGTTAGCTCCTTTTTAATTAAAATAAAAATTCCAAAATTCTTCTCTGTCTGCTTTTATATCTGTAGCAATCTCATCTACCTTTATATAAATAGCATCAAACCTCTCGTCTGCATCTTCTACTTTATTACTAAGTAACCAGTTATGTTCGTCCACTAACTGCTCTACTAATTGTTCTTGGTTGTGTGTTAAGTTGTACATATTTAGCTCCTTTTTTTATTATGTAATTATTTTATTTCGTAATTTACTAAATGTAAACACATAATTTACAAACAGTTAAAAATTATAATCTATAATATTTTTGTAACTCTCCTATGAATTCTGGTTTGTTATCTAGCTTATTCCATTTAGCAATACCTTTAAGATATTTATCAAAATAATAATATGTTTGATATGCTAGTGTTGGGTTAAATTTATTTTTATAGTCGTCTGGCATACATTGGGGATGCTCTAGTTCTAATAAATCTTTAAAGCGATTGTAGCCATAACCTTTAGGGTGTGTAGGTATAAGCTTAATAACATCTTCGCTTTTATGCTTTCTACCATACCTTCTTGTATATTCTTGACATAGTGCTTGTGCGTGTATATGTAACCATTCGTAATGGCTAGCACTATCCCCTGCCCATAAAGTACAAGGGTGTTTTTTGTGTACTTCTTTATAAGGTATATTATCGTGTCCAAATCTATGCCATACATTACATAACATCTGTGCTGATTCCAATGGCATCTTGACAATATGTTTATCACACTGCATTTTTGCAGCAATTATTGGATTTTTATTTAATAAAAATATATTCATAGTTAGCTCCTTAATCCTCTACATAAATTATTTCGTCTTCGTCTCTGTCATTAAAATAAGCTACACAATTATCTCTGTAAACTTCTTGTTTAAAAACTTGTGTGTTTACAGTTTCTGGTGTATTTACTGGCTTAAATCTATTAGCAAACCATTCGGCTGTATCTTTATTTAATGTCCAGCTAATTCCAAACCTACTATAACTTCCTCTGTATATTGTAATTTTTTCTGGTAAGTTATTAAAAAAATTTAATTCATCATAAGTCATTAATAAATTTTTATTGGTAATAGAATTAAAAGTGTCTTTCCATTTTTGTAAATCAGTATGAACAAATTCTGTAGAAATATACCAATCTTTTACTACATTAGCATATTCTTGCTGGGATAAATGTTTCTTTAAAATAACCAATTTATCCCAGTCATTTATATCCAACCAATCTTCAGGTGATATATTCATTATACATTCTCCTCTTTGTATTTAATATCTAACATTAGATAAAGGTAAGTGTCTTTAGGGTGTATTTCGTGGTATGTTTTACCATCGTGTGTTTTTTCTTCTATAGAGTGTCTTGTTTTTTCTGGTGAAACAACTCTAATACCATCTAAGATATATCGTAAATATTCTTCGTCTTCGTTGCTTTTCTTTAAGTCATCTACATACTCATCTAGTGTTTGCCATTTTACTGGAAAAACTTTATATGCTCTGCTGTTAGATGTAAACATATCGTCTACATAAGACACAGCATCTGCCATTTTATTACAGTTATAAACTAAGTATGTCTGACCACCTTTAAACTTCCAATAATTTTCTGCTTTATCGTCTGCATAATTTTCTATGTATTGTGTAGTCACAACATAAGGTGTAAATGGCTCGTAATTGTAAATTGTATTTTTGT